TATGCGTGACGAGTCGAGCTTGATCGAGATCGAAGATCGCTGCATCCAGATGGGCGTGCCATACCAGAAGGTGCGAGACTACCTAAAGCTCTTGGCCAAGGAGTATAACCCGGTCAAGGAATGGATCGAGAGCGTGCCTTGGGACGGCACCAGCCGGCTGCAAGACTTCCTGAACACGATCCAGAGCACCAACGAGCCATTGAAGGAGATGCTGATGACCAAGTGGCTTATCGGTTGCGTGGCGGCAGCGTGTGAGCCAAATGGCGTGTCCCTTGAAGGTATCTTGGTCTTCCAAGGCGCTCAGGGGTTGGGTAAGACCCTCTGGTTTAAGCGTTTGGCGGACTATGAGAAGGGCTGGCTGCTAGAGGGAGCCACGCTCAATCCAAACGATAAGGACAGTGTGAAACAGGTGGTGAGCCACTGGATAGCAGAATTGGGAGAGCTGGGCAGTACGTTTAAGCGTGCGGATATCGACTCATTAAAGCAGTTCACGGGGAAGAAGGTTGACGAGCTGCGCCTACCCTACGACCGGGCAAGCACCACGTACCAAAGACGAACCGCATTCTACGGCAGCGTTAACGAGCGCGAGTTCCTCATAGACACCACCGGCAACAGACGGTTTTGGGTTGTCGCAGTCACCGCGATCAACGCGAGCCACGGGATCGACATGCAGCAACTGTGGGCGGAGATCAAGGAGACGCTGTACCAGAAGGCGAGCTGGTATCTCAACACTGAGGAGCGCGAGATGCTCCAGAACAGCAACGAGACCTACCGCACCCAGAGCACCGTCGAGGACTTGATACTTGAGCACGTACACTTCCAGAGCCAGAACACAAAGCCAACGCAGATGACAAAACTGCTGCGTGACCTCGGAATATCACAGCCGAGGATGCCAGATATCAAGGATGCGAGCAGGGTACTGGCGCAGTTTGGACTGGAACCCAGAAAGAGTAACGGAAGAAAGTGTACGACTTGGACTATACGAAGGTCGAGATTGGGAGTGCGGACAAGTTTAGCGATAGCTGGGGCAAGGATTTCTAAGGGTACGTCTAGTGATACCCTATTTGAAGGTTTTATAAGTCCTTGATATGTTTAATGTTCTTAACAGGGTAGGGTAGGGTACTACTAATATAATATTATTTAATACTAATAGCATATAGGTACAGACCGCAGGAAGTGCTCGAAGGGGTTTTGAAAAAGTTTTGAGTAGCTGTACCCTGCCCCCCTGTACCCTGATTGTTGGAGGTGGAGATGGATAGCTTCGAGTATGATCACAGTGTGAGCGATGAGCGCAACTTCAGGGTGTGGCAGTTGATGAACTCTGATGAGCGAGAGCGTAGGGCAAGCGCCTCTTCAGGATGAAGAGGCGCGGGTAATGTTTAACGAGCTGAGGGATAACGGATGGCTGATGACACGCCAAAGAGAGGAAGGCCAAGGAAAGAGCGCAAGCAGTTAGTGGAGACGCCGAAGTCATTCTTAGCGGATGACGAGGCAGGGATCACCGACATGCAGACGGCTTTCGTGTGGCACTACACCGAGGGCGCGTGTGGGCAGACAGAGGCAGCGCGCAGGGCGGGGTTCTCATTCCCAGCCAGCGCGGCGACCAAGATGCTCAATGGCGTGACGTTCCCGAAGGTAACTCGGGCTGTGCGCGTCAAGCAGGACGAGCTGAGAGAGAAGTATGCGATCACGCCAGCGAAGACTGGGGCGATGCTCTGGAGTATTGCCGAGACGGCTTTCGAGACGGGCGCTTACAACGCCGCAGTGTCGGCAGTGAAGGAACTCAATCAGCTCGCAGGGCTGACCATTCATCGCTCGCAGAACCTCAACATCAATGCCGACTTGCAGAAGATGAATCGAGAGGATATCAAGCACCGGCTGAACGAACTGCTCGGCGTAGAGGTCGAGATGAAGGACAAGGATCACTAACCTTGCCGGCTTCGGGGATTCAGGGAATGAACCTTGTTTCGGCCCCGCCTCCCGCCCGGCCCCTCGAAATTCTGCGAAAATCCCGATTTTGCGTGGCTTTGAGGGAATTCCTTTTAAAAACAATGACTTACGCCAGGCGCAGGGGTTGATCTGGTTGCGCCAAGACTGCGTTCCTCTGAGCAGGGCCGATACATCATGCGCCATGACGGCATATCGACCGGCTTATGTGCCCTCAGAGGGCCGTAGGAGCGCCCTCAGGCGACCCCTGTCGAAATCAAAGGAACCCTATGGATCCGGAAAAAAGGCCTCAGATCGCTTTAGATTTTGACCCCCACACCCCCTTTTTTGGCGGCCCCCGATGGCGCGGTGGCTATAGCAGGGTTTTACTCACTCAGCGCGCAAAATTGTGTACGGCCTAATGTTGCAAGGAAGGAACCCTGCCCTTCAGATTTTTGTAAGGGGACAAAAGCCTGATGACGGCTGAGCAGGATTTTTTTTTGGGAGGACTGATACGATATCCCTTATAAAATTTTATTTCTATTTTTTTTTCGCATAAACTGTCCCGATGGCAGATTCAAGAAATAAAGGGGCATCCTTCGAGCGCGATTGCGTGAAGCGCATCAATGCGTTTGCCGAAGAGCATGGTCTTGGTTTTACCTGCAAGCGTAATCTTGATCAATATCAAACCGCCGACCTGTGTGACATCCAGATCCCGGGGCACGCCATCGAGTGTAAGGCGTACAAGTCTGGCTGGTGGTACGCAACCGCGTGGTGGGATCAGGTCTGCGCGGCCTGTGGCGATAACGTCCCGATTCTGGTATACAAGTTTAATAATAAGGCGATCAGGGTGTGCCTGCCGCTGTATGCTATTAACCCAAATTTGCCGCGAGATAACTCTCGGACAGCGGTCATCACCCTCGACGAGTGGTTCGTGCTGTTGAAAGAGTATTTTGACGCCCAGCAAGAGGCCGCGTAATGTCCAGAACTGATGATATCGACATCTTTGGCTACAACTTGGGTGGCTCAGTCGGCCAGATGATGGGCCGGCGTCCTGAGGTTGAGATTCCCGACCTAAGCCCAGCCCAGATGGCCAACATTGGGGCCGCATTTGCAGATCCCTTGGGGATGATTGACATTACCGGCGAGTTCCCTGAGTTCCCTGCGGGTGATGTTTCGATCTCCGGCATGGTTATGGAAGGCCCTAGGTCACCTAGCCTTGCTGAAAATCTGCGCGAAGGTAACTATGGGTCAGCGGTTCTTCAGGGAATTGGTGTGGTGCCCGTTGTTGGTGGCGCTATGAGGGCTGCTCGCGGCGTGATCAAGGGCGCTGATCGTCTTGAGAGGGCCAAGAAGGCTGGTTTCGACACTGATACGGTGTATTACCATGCCACGGATAAAGATTTTTCAGAGTTTGAACCATCAACCAAAGGCAAGCTTGGGCCGGGAATCTATGCATCGCCAGACCCGCAATATGCTGAACGCTACATTCGCGCCAGTAATCGAGGCATTGAGCCGGGCACTGGAACGCCAGACTTTGTTCCAGACGCTAGGGTATTACCTATATTTATTAGGGGCAAGATTGGCGACATTAATGATTACGAAAAGGCCTCAGAGAAGGCAAAGAAGTCTTTAAATAAGAAGTTTCAAGAATTGGATAACTCTCTTGACCCGAAAGGCTTAAAAGATTCTGACAGCAGAAGCAGGTTTAGGGATGTTTCTCGACAAAAGCTTTCTATGCAGAAACAAAAGGCCCAAGAGATATTGACCAAGGACGGGTTCTCAGGATTTAAGGTTGGTGGCGAGCTTGTCATCTTTAACCCAAAGGATGTTCGCTCTGTGAATGCCGTTTTTGAAGACCCAAAATCCGCCGAACTACTCAAAGCCAACGGCGGTGCTGTGGATCTAGATGATATTGATGTTTTTGAAGACTCTACCGGGGACATCGAGCGGCTATTATCAAGGATGCCAACTGACATGGGGCCGCTCCAGATGGCGATCCCTGAAGAGGAGGGTCTTCGCTCGCAGTTGCAACGGCTAATATCTGACGCAATGGGCGGTGATAGGCAGGCGTATCGTCGTGCTAAGAAAATATTAGATGTTCTAGATTTCATTCCGGTTGCTGGTGATGCGACTGCCGCAATAGACACTGTCGATTACGCCAAGGCCGGCATGCCCGTAGAGGCCGGCATCGCATCCATCGGCTTAATCCCCGGGGTTGGTGGCATTCTTGCAAAAGGCGCTGGCAAACTGAAGGACGGCATTGTCTCCTTGAAGTCTTCGATTGAAGATCAGATCAGCCTGCCCCTTGGCGAGCAAAAGCGCCTTCAGGTGGGCTATTACCATCCAGCCGGCGGCGGGTTAAAGCTGAAAACCCTTCCTAAAGATATGGATTATGAGCTTTCGCCTTCAGGCGTTCTGGTTCCGAGCAAAACAATCAAGCCGGAAGATATGGAAGGTGGCCGAATAATTTTTGATGCAGGCGATAGAGCTGTCGCAGGCCAAAAGCTGGTGCGAATCAACGGCATTGATTTGGAGTTTCCAATTGACCTC